CGCTAGCCTTGGGGGATGACGCTGACGAAGAAGCAAAAGGGTTGGTGAAGGCAGAAGGCTACCAGGCCCCAGCCACACCGGACGAGGAATATGATTTAGGATTAGGCATTTTCACTGCTTTATTTGGAGTAGAGAACATTAAATATCCATATCTTTATTGGAAGGTCCAAGGGAAGGAAACTCCTATATTCAATAATTCTAAAGAAATTTTTCGTACTGTTTGGAATGATTTTTCAAACAAAGTGCGAAATGCTCACGAAAGACGTATTAATGATGTATGGAGGCGTATTAAGCAAGAAAAGTACAACACGAAATCTCCTTCTGAAGCTCTTGTGCTGCATTTCCAAAGCGTCGTGAAAAATAATCCTGGACAGGCATGGCTGGATATTCAGTCTGGTGCATATCGCCAATTTGGAAACACTTTTAAGGAGAAGGCAATTCGTGAAATAGTCACAGAAATAAAATATCATATTAAAACTGATGAAAAGAAAAAAGCCATGCTTGACGCAGTAGCTTTAGATGCTCTAAAGCCATACAATCTATGGAAAGATGAAACAAGATTCTTTGAAAAGTATCGAGATGTTGCAGGTGTTTTTGTAGTTAAATTTATTCTTGGAGATAAATTTTTAGACTATCCTTATTGTTATTGGATTATGCAGGCGAAACCTATTCCTGAATATAAAACAACATATCACGCACTGGCTGATATATGGGAAGATTATAAGAGGCAAGTACAACTATTAGATTTGAAGAAAGCGCAATAATGTTATTTAACAAAAAAGCCCCTAGCCCGAAGGCCAAGGGCTGAACAGGAGCACTTTTCTGAAAGGATGCTAATACCTACCCAAATTAGATTTTTTTTCACTTATTGAGGATGTCCTAAAGTAATTAGGAGCCTCTGGAGAAAGAGCTGTTTCTTTTTCGGAAGAACATGCAGAAGGGATAAATGGAATTGAGAATTGAATTCTCTGAGTACACGAAGTTTGTATATTTGTATTTTTGCCTATTTCGCCATTTATTATTGTTGGTATTTGAATACTGATTCCGCCACCGCCTTTTTTCTCTTCTGTAGCAACAGCACAAATATCAAAATGAATCATTTGGACACTTTCATCTAATCGTACCCCCTTAATCGCAACAGGAGCTACAGGATCGTTTTCTTCTTTACAGGCTTCCTTGGCTTCTTTTATCCCTGTGCAAATTTGCTTAATAGTTTCTGATACAAATTGTGATATATCCATATAATTTATGTATTATTAAATTTTTTCCCACCTGTCCAGCGTTTCTACGTAAACACCGGAGATCTTGCCGCCGTCCATGGGTTCGATGTCTCCGAAGTCGGGGTTAATAGGATGAAGGGTATATTCCATTTTACCGGTTTCCGGGTTTTTCCTGCGGACCAGTTTTTTGAGCGTCACGCCGCGTTCATCATGGTATTGAACAATGGTTCCGGGTTTGGGGATGGGGGGGATGGTGTATTTTTTCATGATGACTACGGAGCCGTCCGGAATGGAAGGTTCCATAGAGTGGCCGTTCACGCGCAGCAGGTATTCCCCTTTTTCCAGTTCACGGTATAGCCGGATGTCCTGCGGGATGGTGTCTCCATCCGCCAGGTTGCCGGCGGCAATGTTGCCGATAATTTGTCCCTGGGCTTCCAAGGGGGGGGCTGTGAATGTTTCTACTGGGGTAAATTTCTTACGAGCGGCTTCTTTTTCTTTGGCGGCGTTTTGAATGGCTATATCCGCAAACTCTTTGAGCGCGTTACGAAAGGCGCTGTTGATAAACTCCATGAACGTTTGCTGGGTGGCGGTCATGGCTGCGCTTATTACCTCCCATTCCTCGTCCGTGAAATCAAGTTCTACCTGGGGAGAAATGGGAGAGGTTTTTTCCGCCATAAGACGCTGAATGATGAGGAGGGCTTTTGAGGGCACAGGACGAGCCGCGCTTAACCAGTTGTCAACTTGCCTTTTGTTAACACCGCACTGCTCTGCAAGCCATTCACGTGACTTCCTAGAGGCTTTGAGCCATTTTTTGATGTCGTTCTTACTTGGCGTCATGCGTTGATAATACAGCATTTTGGTGATATGTCAATATTCTCTTTGATAGGATATTCAGCAAATGCGGAAAATATTTCTTGAAAAATGTCAGCATATACGGAATATTGTATTCATCAAACGCAACACGCCATGTACTCAATCATCAAATTCAGCGAAATGGAGGACGGCATCAAGAACTGTCTGCTGGCCTATGCCGAGCAAGGAATACGTCCCAAAGAAGTAATGAAGTCCCTTCTTATCCGAGAAGCTCAAAGGCGTGGGTTTGTACTAACCCCGGCCCACGATCTCCCCCGCCCGAAGAACCCCAAGAAGCCGGCAGCCTAATGGAAGAAGCTCTGATCGAAGAATTGAAGCTGCTCGGCTGGCACGAGCTTTAACAATGAAAATATTATGACTTATCCGGAAACAGAATTTTTCAGCTGCGTCACGCTGGCGCGTATGTATGACTCCTCAAGGGACGAGATAAAGAAAATGGTTTCAGATCTCAAGGGAAAGGGGCATGTGATTGAGGTGATGAACTGGGGGAAACAGGGAAAGATGAAGGTGCACGGCAAGCAGTTCCGGGTTGCCCTGTTGAGAGAGTACGGAGCGAAATGAACAGATTTTACAGCGAATACCAACGTCAGAAGAAGGAGAAGACGAAAGGGGGCTGCGGCATGAAGAGTTTTTTCAAATTTCTGGGAGCCTGCTCCTTTGGTTTTTCCGCTGTAAGCCTGTTCTGGCTGGCGGTGGAAATAGACAACGCCGAGCTGCAGGCCGGCAAGAGTCCGCATTCCGGGTTTTGCCCGGAGTCTCCCACCCCCCCCATGAAAGCTTTTGACGGTTTATCAAAACCGTCCCGCCCTCACGGCATGAGGAAGCAATAACCAATAGAAAATACATAATATAATGATTACAAGTAATATTGATGCAGCATCGGAACCTGTCCAGGCAAAGCCTTTCGATACGGGCGACAGGGTGATGTTAAATTCCCAGCTTATCATCACTATGCCTAATCGCGGCAGAACCTACCGTTTTGCCCCGGAAGACGAGTTTATTGTCGTCCGTCGCAAAGATGAGAGAATTTTCTATGTCGCCTTCATCAAAGCTCCCTGGCTGGGCGTTTTTGAGTTGGATGACGAAGGATTCTCCCTGTCCGAAGAAGACTAGTGATTCCTTCCCGCCTCCACCCGGGGCGCGTCGATTGATTCTGACAGACAAGGTAAAATAGTAATAGTTAATTGATAATAAATAAAAATAGAAGAAATACGATTATGATCGCTATGAATACAGCACTACTGACAAACGAAGAACCCCTCTCCCGCTGCAACGGGAAAGGGGCGGATGTTGTGAATAATGGCAAGACGACTGATCCTATCATTGCTCACAAGCCAGTAAGTACGACAGACGGGAAGCCCTGTCAACCGGCAAAGGCTGCCAGGACAGTCCGAAAACCCGCCGCCCCCAGGAAGAAGCGGTATGATGAAGAGGATTTGGTAGCTTTCGGAGAGAATGCCTGCATGCTCCGGGGTGCGGCCGAAGCCATTCTGGATATGTTCCACGCTTTATTCTATGCCGATGACGACCAGGAAGAGGTGGTCAATGGCGTGAAGGAAGCCTTCAAGGATGCTGCCATCCTTCTGGAAAATGCGGCGGATGCGTTTGAAGGAGAAATCCCTCTCAAGGTTTTAGATAAGAGGCGGAAGACCTTTTTTGCCCTGACGGAAATTGAAAATTCCGATATGAGCGCCCTTGCTGCGTTCACCGCCATCAACAGCGGGGGCTTCCGGTGGGATGAAGGAAAAGTTCACATAAACCAGACACGCTATTCTATGGCGACAGAACTGCTTGGCCGCGCGCTGGAAAGTGCCAAGAAGTCCTTCTACCTTGCCGAAGACGCAACCTCCAATCCCGCTCTTGCCGCAACACTTGCTTCCATGAAAGGAGGGGTGAGGTAATGAAGGTTGTTACCTTGAGGGTTCCCATCTGTGACAATTATTGGGATGTCGCGGAGATAACCAACGATGAACAGGGTTTTGCCTCCGAAGAAGAGTATCTTGCGTACCTGGCATTGAAGGGTATTTGTTCCTCTTTTCAAGATGAAGATACCGTCCATCAAATGAGTGATTATTTCAAGGAATTGGTACGCATGACTTATAACAAGGAGCTTGCCGGGGAAACCCGGCAAGATTCCAAGGAAGGTCAATGCGAAGGCTGCATCTGTGCGGATTGTTGTGAATGCTCACGCGGAATAACCGACATGTACACTCCCAAAAAAGGAAGGAGGGACCGGGCATGACGCCTGAAGATATGGAGAAAAAACGCCGGATATGGAGAGATTACAAGCTCCGCAAAAAGGCAGGGCTCACGAAGACCCAAGAGCAAGCCGAACGAGAGTCCATGGCGATTTTGCGTGCCAATCAGGCGGCCGAAGCTGCCAGAAAGAGGGAGGAGGCCGCCAGGCGGAAGAGGGAGAAGGAGAAAAGGGCGGCAGAAGAACTTGTTGCTCAAACCGAGCTTGAAACCCTTAATCGTGTTTGCGGAACCCGTTTTTGTTATGGCCAGTGTGTTCTGGTAACGTGCGGCAGGAGAGCCCGTGTGAAGGGAGCTACTCCCAGTAGGTTGCTGGTGCATCTTTTTAGCGGGGAAGTTTTGTTGGTTTCCCCCCATGATGTATGGTCCATGGTGGAGTTGAGCAAGCAGGCCGTGTTCGAGTTTGAAGAAGCTCCTGGGAAGATCTCTAAGAGCGGTTCCGTGGACGGGGCCGGACGGGTAAGGCACATGGTAGCTCCAGGTGGTTATGTTTGAATAAGAGAAGAAAGGAGGAGAAAAGTGAAATCCACCTACATTGACCAACCAGGCCGCGGCATCCGTGCTGGAATTGAAAATGAGACAGCTTGTTTTCCTATGGAAACACCAGAACAGGAAGAGCGCCGTTTCATTCAGGAGCTTTGCCGCATCAAGGGGGAACTGGGGCGTACAGGCCGCTACGGCGTGTATTTTGACCTTACATGCCCGGAAGTAGAGTTTTGGGTAGAAGAGTTCGGCAAGCCGGGTTTTCTGCTCCACGTCAAACACCAGGACGCCGGCACGGTGCTGGATTACGTCCGCAAGAGGTGTGCGGAACTGCATTTAATCGAACAATGGCATCATCAAGAGTAATACGAAAAGGGTTGCGTTCTTCAGACGTGGTCGGACAACTTTCTTTCAAGGAAATTTGGCTTTATGAAGGCTTGTTGTTCGAGGCGGACGACTACGGTTTGTTTGAGGCCCGCAGCAAGAGTCTTCGCCGGGATATTACGGGAGAAAAGGAAGATGAATTCACCGTGGAGGAGGTAGAAGCCTTTCTTCAACACGCGTCAGATCTTGGCCTGGTGATTCTCTACGAGGTGGAAGGAAGGCGCTATGGATGGGTACAGAAGTTCCGCCAGCAAGTCAGAGCAAAACGGTCCCTTTTCCCTCCGCCTCCTGGATATGTAATCCGTGATAAGAAATTGATTGCAGTTGATAAGCACATGCGCAGCACATGCTTATCAGGTGATAATCAAATGATGGACAAAAATGAAGAAAACGCCTCTGTCAGTGAGTTAGGCGAAATGCTTAGCACATGCACAACAAATGATAATCATCTGCCAGCAAATGTACACTTAGACGAAGACGAAGACGAAGTAAAAGACGAAGACGAAGCACCCCCCCTTACCCCCTATCCATGCACCGTGGAGGAAGTCGAAGCTCATTTGCAGGCCGCGGCTTTTGCGGGGCGTGTGCGTTTGGCTCCCGACCAGATACCGGACTGCGCCACGGCCTACTGGGGAAGCAGGGACGCCGTCAACTGGACCCGCAACGGCATCCCCGTGACCAAATGGCAATCCGACGCCATCAGCTTCGCCACCAGCTACGCCCTCAACCATCCGCCGCCTCCTGAAAATGGAAATAGCGACCCCTTCGATCCAAGATTTAGAAAAAACATTTAACCATCAAAAAGAGAAACCATTATGCAACTTACAGAAACACAACTCAACGCCGAAAAGACCGTTCTTGGCAACTGCATTGACGGAGCCGACAAGGTGGCCGCCCTGATCGAACAGGGCTTCACGAAGGCTCATTTTGTCCTTCTGGCCCATCAGAAGGTCTGGAGTGCCTTTGAGACTCTGGCCAAGACTCCAGAAAAGGTCAATATCACCGACCTGATCCAGCACCTGGAAGCCGCCGGCGAGCTTGAATCCGTAGGAGGTCACGCCGGGCTTGTCGAGCTTTCAACCAGCTTTGCCTACCATTTCCAGTTCGAGCCCTCCGTGAAGATTCTGGTGGAAGCCAAGAAGAAGCGGGATGTGGAATCCCTGTTCATTTCCGGGCTGGAAAATCTTCAAAACCCAACCCTGACCAAAGACGAAGTGCTGGCGGAAGCCGAAAAGGTGATGTCCTCCTTACGGGAAAGTTACGGAGTGGCCCAAGTGGCGCGCATGGCTGATGGCACACAGAAGGTGGTGGAAGGGTTGGAGTTTCGCATCAAGAATCCAGGACAGACCAAGGGGCTTCCTACCGGCTACCCCTCCCTGGACAGGATGCTGGACGGCTTACAGAACACGGCTATGGTGGTCATCGGAGCCCGGCCGGCCGTGGGGAAGACTTCCTTCATGACCAACATTCTGTACAATCTGGCCGCCGAAGGGGTGCCAGTAGGCATGTTCTCCCTGGAAATGTCCAAGGAGCAGTTGCTTGAACGCACGCTTTTTGGCATGTCCAAAATCAATGCGGCCAATCTGCGCCGAGGCATCAAGCTGACCAAGTGGCAGCAGGATGCATTCACCAACGCGGTTCGCAAGGTAAGGAGCCTGCCTTTCTTCGTGGACGACCGGGGAGCCTTGAGGATTGACCAGATCCAGGCGACCGCCCGGCGTATGGTGGCGGACCACGGCGTGAGGTGCATCGGCGTGGATTACCTGCAGCTTGCCAATCCCACCGGACGCCAGTCTTCCCGGGAACGGGAGGTGTCGGAGATTTCCGCCGGCCTCAAGGCTCTGGCCAAGGAACTCAATATTCCGGTGATCGTGCTTGCCCAGTTGAACCGGGAAGCGGAGAAACGCGCCGGGAAGGAAGCCGGGGTTCCCCGTGTGTCCGATTTGAGGGATTCAGGGTCTATCGAACAGGACGCTGATCAGATATTGTTGCTCTACAGGCCTTACGTCATGGACAAAAACGCAGATCCGGCAGAGGCGAAAATTATCGTCGGCAAGAACCGTTTCGGGGAGATTGGTTACATTGACCTGAAATGGGACGCTGCCGCCACGACTTACAGGGAGGTTTGATATTATGAATAATAAATCATCTGATAACAAGAATCTATTGAGGAACATTATACATCGGAAAGTGAGTCCGTCGCAGCTGCTTATTCTGATGGAAATCCGAGACCATCCGGGCAGAATGTCGCGGGAGATTGCCACCCGTTGCCATTTGGATCCCAGTAATGTGTCTCACCGGTTGGATTACCTGGTACAGTCCGGCGACGTGATCAGAACCGGCACACGGCCTTGCGTGTTTTATATCAGCAGGCAGGGACGTGATTTTTTAGAAAGCTTTGAATACTCAAAGCCAACAGGTTGATTCATCCGGCAAGAAGTATTGATTCTCACCAAATTGACGCGCTGAAAACCAGGAGGGTAAAATATTGATATGAGAAGGAAGGATAACAAAACCAAAGTGACCGAGAAGAAGAAGGAGTTTGCGAGGCTTCTGGTCGCGGAGAAGTTGTCCAAAGCGGACGCCTATCGTAAGGCATACAATCGCAAGGACATGAGTAACGACGCGGCCAGTAAGGCAGCTTCCCGTTTGTCCAAAGATGATGAAGTTTTGCGAATGATTGACGAATTAAACGCCCAGCTGAACAAATCAGCCGTGCTGACCAGGCAGCAGCGCATGGAATGGCTGTCCCGCGTGGTGACGACTCCCATCGGCAATGTTGATAGCGCATCCGATCTCTGCCAAGAGGTTTCCATGGACGAAACCGGGGCGAAATTTAAGATGCCCTCAAAAATTGCCGCTATTGCCGAGCTTAACAAGATGGATGGCGCATACACTCCGCAGAAGATGGAAGTGGATGCGGGCGAGAAGTTTATGGCTATCCTGTCCTCCCTGCCTTTTGATCCTCCCGTGAAGCAGGGATAAAAACATTGATTCTCGCCAACTTGCATTTCCCGTGTTTTGTGGCTCATGATTGAGCCATGTTAAATTTCCTGGGAATGACACGCCATTTGTCCACGACGGCAGGCTATGCCAAGCGCATAGGCTGGCTTTTGTTCGAGGATGTGACGCAATCTCCGTTCCCGGTAACAGGAGTTTCTTTCACAGGTGTGGTGAAAACGGAACAGGGAGATCTGCCTATTGCGATTGAACACGGCGAGCAAGAGCATTGTTTGGCGCTTACTATCCCTGCCCTGCCTGTTGGACGCTGGCCATATGCCGTCCACGCACAAGACGAGTCCGGAGAGGATTTGAGGCTGTTTTCCGGTTATATTGGAGCCGTGGATTCCGTGGCTCCTATTGAGTCGTCCACGGTGTACGATATTCCCGTAATGGGTATTACGATACCTATTGAGGCAAGTAAGACGATCAAGGCCCAGTGGCTGTCCAACACGGCCTCCATTATCGCGGCCCAACAGGCGCAACAGAATGCCAACACATCCTCCACCAATGCGGAAACGGCGAGCCAGGCAGCCAAGACGGCAAC